GAATTCCTCTCCCGTATTAAATCGGGGGAAGCTTCTACTCAAGACCTTAAGGCAGCCTGTGACTGGCTTAAAACTAACGACATTTCTGGTGTGCAAGTAGATGGTTCTCCGCTAGATAAACTAGCTAGAATCATGCCTACTGTTGATCCTGAAATGGTGCAACAACGTCTTTATAGGACCCATCAATGATTGAAGCCGGCATCTCTGTAGCAGTTGCCGTTGTTTCTGGTGTTGGAATTTTATTCACCCGTGTTAATAATCGTATCCATGAACTGGATAAACGAATTGACACATTCGAGCTTAGGATCGCGGAAAACTACGTACCCAAAACTGAATTATCTCAAGCTCTAGAACGAGTTGAACAACACATGGTGAGGATTGAAAACAAACTTGACTCACTTGTAAACAAAAAATGTACTTAAAATGATCGCCCTTATTAAACCTATTCTGTTCGCTTTCTTTAAGTCGGACGCTGTTAAAAAACTGCTGATTGACTTGCTTGATAAGCTTGCCAAAGAGACCGATAATGATCTCGATGACACTGCTGTAATGGCATTGAAAGTAGCACTTAAAGTACAATGAAAGCAATCGCAATCAGGCTCATCTTCTTTGTTGTAGGATTTGAGCTTCTGATTGTCGGTGCCACTGTTGCTGGATGTATGACCACCACAGAATGTTCAGACAGAGACAGCGACAACATTACACATATGCTCTCAGGGTTAGCGGCTAAATCGTTTGCCCTCTATGCAGCTGAAAAATGAGTACATCAGACTACTATAAAAAGAACCCTGATGCCAGACGGAAACGCCTTAAGCAACAGGCGAAATATAACAAGAAGCCCAGTCAAAAAAAGAAAAGGGCTGAACTAAACAGAATCAACCGAAAGAAAGGTACTTACGGAAACGGTGATGGCATGGATGAATCGCATTGTCAAGGAGGTGGAACTCGTAAAGAGAAAGCTTCTAAAAACAGAGCGAGAAACCGTGGCAAACTTAAATGTAAGAAATGACCCCTTTGCTTCCTAACCCTGATCACTACATTGCAAACCTAATAACCATGACGTCTTCTGAAGCTACTCGCCTCTGGAGGCGGGCAATCAAAGAATCTTTTGACTGCACATGTGTTTATTGCGGACAACCTTATGAATTACATGAACTCACTATTGACCATGTTCAACCCCGTTCTCGCGGTGGTGAAACTATTTCAAGTAACTGCGTACCAGCCTGCCGTGCGTGCAATCAGAGTAAAGGAAGCGACAATTGGGAAGACTGGATGCTGAGTCGATTTGGCTTACATCCTGAACGTAAACAACGAATCTTAGATTACATTGGCTAATGGCACAATTCGGAAAAGAAGGTAGAGACCTGATTCGTAGATTATACGAAGGGTTAGACATAGATGCAATTAAATCTAATAATACAAAGAAGCAAATACGCCGAGCTTTAGGTGCTCTAATCTTCTCTTCTGACAATGCTGGCTACCTTGACATTGTTGAGAATGGATTAACTGAAGGGTTAGACCCAGTTAAAATCCTAGGTCGTATTAGAACTGCATCTGAAAGATTAATTGAGAGTTATAGCCCTGTAAAAGGTGTCTATGAAGCTCACCATGGTAATCCTTTGAGTGCATTACGTGAAGCTTATCTTGCTCTTTCTCCAGAAGAGCAGGATAGGTTTATGGATCGTATTGAAGCTAGTGGTTGGAAACTAGGTGATGACCCTGAACAGTTGACAAACACTGTGTTTACTAGGATGTCACACCAGCGTAAGGTACCTGAAATTAAAAAAGGAGATCCTTCTGGATTAAAGTCTGGTTTTCAAGGTCTTGAAGTACCTCGTCAAGATTTAGTTGGTCACCCACGTGGTACTCGTGACACTTTTTTAACTGTTAAACCAGGTGAATTTTCAACTGGTGATGCACTGGCTGACCATTTTGAACAGGTTTTAGCACCACGTGCTATGGAAGACCTTGGCAATGCTATGGTGCAAGACACACCTTCTAGGTTAGTAGCAGCTCAACAAGGTCTTGATCTTACTGAAGTAACTCCTGAGAACAACAGAGCCCTTGCTGCCAGTGAACAAGGTGCATTAGCTATTAGACGTGGTACTGAAGCAGTTGCTGAAAACTATCAGCCTACAGATCGTGGTGTAAGAGAGATTCTACAAAGTGCTGGTCAAGACCCAGATGTGTTACTAACACGTCCAACTGCTATTAAAGACATAGGTAAGATTATTACACCGTCTTTAACCGGTTTTAAACTAGAGGACATCCAAAGAATAGCACAACGAACACTGCAAGTTGTAGAACCTGTTGTTAATAATCCTATTGTAGGACAGACAACACCTGGTAAACTTTTACGAGGTGGTGTCGTTTTAATGGGTGTTGGAGCAGATGCAGCACAAGCTAAGTCAGGATTTACAGAAGCTACAACTCAAACTAATAACCTACGTAAAACTGCTGGGCAACTAGAGGTTCTTGGTGCTACCATGGGCTTAGGCGGTTTTGTTAACCCACTTACTTCTATTATTCCTGGTCTTGCTGCACAGCATTTACGTGGACGGGCACAACGCCAAGAGGAAGCTGAAATGGAAGTACAAGCTATTGAAGGTACAAGACCTGCCCCTGTTTTAGAAGAAACACCTGAAATAGTTAAAACTAAACAGAACCTTCCTACCTTAAATCAATTCTAAGGCATCTAGGAGCCCCTACAATCCACCTTAAATACCTTTCAGGTACATTCCCATATGCAAGACGTTTTAACGGCCTTGCAGGACGATTTTAAGCTGTTCTTACAAGCCCTGTGGGGACAGCTTGATTTACCTAGTCCTACAAGAGCTCAATATGCAATCGCTGATTACCTTCAGCATGGTCCTAAACGACTACAGATTCAAGCCTTCCGTGGTGTGGGGAAGAGTTGGATTACTGGAGCCTTTGTGCTCTGGACACTCTTTAAAGATAAAGAGAAAAAGATTATGATTATCTCCGCTTCTAAAGAACGAGCAGATAACATGTCTATCTTCCTTCAAAAACTTATTATTGAAACACCATGGCTCAACCACTTACAACCTCGTGGGGACGATGCTCGATGGAGTCGGATTTCCTTCGATGTGGCATGCTCTCCTCACCAGGCACCCTCTGTGAAGTCTGTGGGAATTACTGGCCAGTTGACCGGTTCTCGAGCGGACTTGATGATCTTGGACGACATCGAAGTCCCCGGAAACAGCATGACAGAACTAATGCGAGAGAAGCTTTTGCAACTCTGCACGGAAGCAGAATCCATTCTGACTCCGAAGGAGGACTCCAGGATTCTTTTCCTAGGTACCCCGCAAACCACCTTTACAGTCTATCGCAAACTAGCTGAACGTAACTACCGACCATTTGTGTGGCCGTCTAGATACCCAAGAGATGTAGCAAAATACGAAGGTCTACTAGCACCTCAATTGCAAGAAGACATTGACATGGGTGCTGAAGAGTGGACCGTAACTGACCCAGACCGGTTTGACAACGATGATCTACTTGAACGCGAAGCCTCAATGGGACGCAGCAACTTCATGCTGCAGTTTATGCTTGACACGAGCCTCTCAGATGCTGAGAAGTTCCCTCTCAAAATGGCAGACCTTATTGTTACTAGTGTTAACCCTAAGTCTGCTCCCGACAACATCATATGGTGCTCCGATCCTGCTAACGTCATCAAGGACGCTCCCACTGTCGGTTTACCTGGAGATTATTTCTACAGTCCGATGCAGCAGCAGGGGACCTGGGAGCCTTACACGGAAACAATCTGCTCGATTGACCCGTCGGGTAGAGGAACGGATGAGACGGCAGCATGCTATCTCTCCCAACGCAACGGTATCCTGTACTTGCACGAAATGCGTGCTTATCGAGACGGCTACTCCGACAACACCCTTCTAGACATACTTAGAGGATGTAAGAAATTTAACGTCACTAAACTCTTAATCGAGACTAACTTTGGTGATGGTATCGTTGCAGAATTATTTAGAAAGCACCTACAACAAACTAAACAAGCTATCGACATTGAAGAGGTAAGAGCTAATGTCAGAAAAGAAGATCGTATTATCGATGCTCTGGAGCCTGTTCTTAACCAACACCGGTTGGTTGTTGATCGTGGGGTCATTGATTGGGATTACAAATCCAACAAAGATGCAGCCCCAGAAGAACGACTCCTCTACATGCTCTTCTACCAAATGTCTAGAATGTGTAGAGAAAAAGGAGCTGTCAAACATGATGACAGATTGGATGCACTGGCACAAGGTGTCAAATATTACACTGACGCCCTAGCTATTAGTGCTCAAGAGACAATCAATTTACGTAAAAGAGATGAATGGAATTACATGTTAGATGAATGGTTTGATGACCCAGAAGCTGCAGTTAATCACATGGCTTTTGGCATGTCTTTAGAACAAAGACAACAAGCAAATCTTAATAAAGGTAAAAAGGTAGTGCCCACCTGGGTTTAGAACGGTCCTGACCTTATACAGGAGGAGGGAAGGGTGGACCCGCCTCTTGTGAGGGAGACATGTCATTACTTCGTAAAGACAATCTCCCTCTTATCTAATATCCTATGATTGGATATTTCTTAATACACTGTTATCCCCACCTAAAGATGGAATACCCTTATCCCAAGAACACTAACGATTGTAACATAGTCTATAACCGGAATAGAACCGGTATTAATTATTTCCGTGTTTACTACAAGAATGCAGCTCAAATACGGTTGACTCCTAAAGAAGTAGGAGCAGTGTTTGGTATTGCTAGATTTACTAACTCTGTTAATGAGATTAGAGATTGGTGTTACCAAATGATAGACAAATATGGTAGTGAGTTAGATAAAACAGATGATAACTACCTTAAATACATAGCTAAACACGGTTTTGGACCGGAAGTACATGAAGAACCTAACGATAACACTAAAATGGTGATTTAATCTTATGTTTACTCCTCCAAATGGTGACTGGCGTCCCCCAGATGATGAAATTAAGATAATTAAGTGCAGAATGTGTGGTAAAGACGTTCCATGTAACATAAATTACCCAGTTGATCAAATAACCTGCACTGTTTGCTACATTGGTCTTAAATTAAAAAGGATAGAGAA